CCATTCGTTTATACCCAAAGATGAGTTGAATCTTACGATAAATCGGTTGACCCTTTTTGGTTCGTAAGGTGTCGGCATTTTCATTAATAAATCGGCCATATTGTGTGTTTGTTAAGTTTTGTTAGTTATTTACTTTCTAATAAATATATCCAAAAGGAAAATAATTTTATTTTAAATTAATTATCTGAAAAAGGTTGTTTATGTCAATTATTTTTCGTAGTTTTTTACAGGCCCCAGTATCTAGTTCCAGTTTAATACTCTACTTTAATAAATAATATATCATTAATAAATACTAGAATATCTAGTTCCAGTATTCTGGATAAAGTATAATTATTTTTTTGTTATACATATGTTCCACGTGGAGCATTAAAAAAGGGTACCATTTCTGATACCCTTCTTATTTTTATATCTCCTTTTAGATTAGATATTTTCAAATGAAGCTCCTGTTGGAGTAATAATGAATTCCACATCGATGTATTCAAGAGAACGAGTTGGTTTGATGTAAATCTTACCTCTCATTGTGTTTGCGTCGATGTCTTCAGGATCGTTAGAAACTGTTACACGGAAGTCATACAAACCTCTTTCTTTCTTAATTGCATCCAAGATAGGGTTTACCAATCTTAAGAATTCATTTCTTACTTGGTCATCGTTTTGTTCAAACAATAATCTTACAGAAACTGCAGAAATTAACTTTCTTGCTCTTAATAACAATCTTCTTACGTTGATTCTATCCAAAGCGGATTCTCTAACTTGTAACGTTTTGTTACCCCAAATAATAGTACCTGTATCAGAGAATGTAGCGATTGGGTTAATTCTGTTCTTATATAATACGTCTCTATCGTCTAAAGTCAATTTTTTAGTTGCTTTGATAGCATTTATCAAACCTCTACTATAACCCGCAACTGCGAACCAAGGATAAGACACGTTGTCAGTTAAAGCAATATTCTTAACAACCTCACCTGTTGGTGGGATATATAATTGTGTTGCATTATCTGTATCTCTTACTTGAATCCAAGGCCAATATGTTGCCGAGTAGTTAGAATCTATACCTGCATTATCTAAAGCAGTAACAATATCAGTCGTTGCTGAAGGACCTGTGATATTTGGTGAGTTCATAATATATAATGAATCTGCTCTTTCAGTTTCAATCATATCAATCGCTTGATTAACTAATGAACTATGACGATCAAAGTTAATACCAGGTGTAGCAAATACGTTAATATCTACCGCTTCAGGATTTGAATATGTTTCAATACCTTGTAAGTAAGCGTAATAGTCAGAATTACCTACTGATTCACTAAACACTCCTCCGGGGGTTGTATGTCCTAACTTATAAATAGATTTACCAAAAATATAACGATCGTCGTTAGTTCTTTCTGATCTGTATATATCCCAACCGTCTCTACCTCCGTAAACCGAAAAAGTGAATTTACGGAAATTAATATTAGTTAATTTATTATTACCATTATTATTAAGCTCATCTTGACCTTCTAAATCATATGGTGTTGTTTGGAAAGTTGTTGTTCCAGTAATTGTAGAGGCGTTTACAGACAAATGGAAACCAAATGTTTCTGTTGTTGCCATCTCACCTTTATATTTTAATAAATCTCTATCGAATCCAACAGCATCAGATAAACCTAACATAACTTTTCTTACCTTATCTCCACCTTCAATATTAGGTGAACCATTCACATCGTAAGTTTCAACATCACCCGCATCGTTATATTTTGTTTTGAATATTACATTACCTAATCCCATATTAATTCCTGATACAGTACCAAAGTTTTTGTTGTTTGCAAAACCTCTAAAACCAGCAGGAATAGCATCTACAGGTGCTCCGTCCGCCATAAGCAACATAATTCTTTTAGAAACTAACGCGTATTCACCATCAGATGTACCGATTTTTTTAGCTATATAACCTGGAGTATCTGGATTCATAGAACATCTTGAATATTTTTCAAGAGCTACTTGATTCTCATCAGTATCGTTAAAATCACGAACCACTAAATCAAACTCCATAGTTTCTAAATTAATATTTTGAATATTGATTTTTACTTCAAAGTTAGCGGCCTCTCCATCGGAGATTGTAATAACTTGAAATAAATCAGCAACATTACCACCACGAACTTCAGAAACAACCATCGGTGAAATTGTTGTATCCCATGGTTTTAAGTAATTATATGAATTAGAATCTTCTTCTGATTCATATGAAACGTCCATAGAAATACCTCTTACTAATCCTCTTTCAAAGGCGGTTCCTAAATAATTAGGATATGATTCATGTACATATACCGGATAGTCACCTTTATCTTTATCAAATACATCAGTTCCTAAAACTTTAGAAATATATTTTGATGATGATCGATTTAATGAACAAACAAATTGTTTAACTCCACTTGTTGTACCTGTTACGTTGATTGAAAACTCACCCATTGGGTTTGTATTCATATCAGATCCCGTAACACCTGATAATATGAATTTATTATCATCCTTAACTTCATGTATTAATGTTTGTCCGCTATATATACCTCTTGATCTTATTGCTGCAACCACTACATTATGGTATTCATCGGCTAAAAGTGCTTCCCAATCAAATTGAGTAATTGACCATTTGTTAGTTGAATTTGTAAATGTGAATAAATAAGAATAAATACCATTTACACCGTCACCGTCTGGAGGAGTGACCAAACCATCAGATTGGTGATGCATTGTATTCCACCATTCTTTTGTATTATTACTACTACTATATTTTTCTCCAGATAATGGAGAAACTAATTCTGTACCATTTCCAACAATTGCACTATCTTCTGTTCCTTCCGTATTTCTTCCTATCCAAAAATATTCATTAGTTGATCCAGTAGTTGAACCTTCATAATCACCGTAAATATCTTTTAAATATGTTACAATATCAGTACCATCAACAGATGTTACACCTGACAAATGAGCAATAATTTCATTTAATGAATTTATTGAAGATCCGGTTTCTGTTGTTGTAATTCCTGTTGTTGTAATTGTTACACTACCAACTTCATTAGTTACGCCAGAATACCCTTCTAAAATTACACCACCTACGGTTTTAATACCGAATGTTTTATATGGTCTATAACCTGTAAGACCCAATACTCTCGTTACGAATAATTGATTAGATTCTTGTAAATATGATTTTGCAACATATCCTAATTCATATTTTGGATTACCATCACTGTACTTTTCAGGTGAAGTAGATCCAAAATACAATTTGAATTCGTCAAAATTTGAAATTAAAATAGGTTCGAAAGCTGGACCTTTTAAAGTCTCACCAGCTAAACCTAATGTTGTAACACCTACACTCTGTGCTACAAATGTTAAATCGAGCTCGGATGTATAAACACCTGGAGACACGAAAACTCTGTTATTACTTGCCATTGATTTTTGTTTGGTTAATTAATTTTATTACTTATCTTATAAATATCTTTGTTTTTATCAAAGATTTCCCAACTTTTCTTAAAAAGATAGTTATTTATCTTTTAATATCTTTTATATGGAAAACACTCAAAAAAACGTTAAAATAAGTGGGAAACACCACGAAATGTTAAAAAATTACTGTGATAAAAACGGTTTAAAAATCTATAAAGTTTTAGAAAAACATATAGAAGAACTTTGTAAACCTAAAAAGAAGGACATATACGGGGATGATTAATAAAGATAAACAAAATCTAAAGTGGCACCGAATACAGGAGCACTTGTTAGTGTTATTTGTTTTTGTCCTGTTATTTCATATCCCTCATCACTAAATTCAATAAGTCCATTTGTGGTAACACTAATAACACTATTAATCTTTTCTTGTAGATCAAAAACTAAGTTGACTCCATTGAAATTAAAACTTTCACGACCAACCTGTAGTTCATTACCGTTTTGGTCATACATTTTGTTATTTCTACCTTTATAGTAACTTACAACAATTACATCACCTTGTAATGGGGTTCCGCTAAAATTTATGTTTGATAATCCCCCAAAATGAGAATGTGAATAATGTACGTCTTTTTCCTGTACAATTCCATTAATTGATACGTTAAATAAAACTGTTATATTCTCACCTACACTATATATTGTACTAGTACCATTTGATATTAATGTGGCTAACGTTATATCAATTGTTTTAGATATATATTTTTTAGTTAAACTACCTCCACCTTTCATCGATTCATTTACGATAAACGCTCGACTAATAGCTGGTTTAACCTCAAATTCATCACTATCAATTAAAAACCCTAACATAGTACATTTATATGTTTGCATATAAAATCTACGACCATCAATTGTTTCCATAGGTGTATTGTCTTCTATTGTGTCTAAAACAATTGGAATATAATGACCTTTAACTTGAGTGTAATCTTGTCTAGATGAAAAATTTTGTAAAACTAATTTATTAAATTTATTTAAATCTCTAAACTTATTACAAACAATAGTAATGTCGTATGTAATATCACATGGAATCGGTTGTGGTATTTTATAAATGTCAGCCCCCATAGAATTACCATTCCAAGTTGGAACCGTTGCATAGTGAAACTGATGTCTATCGGGAATAGTTCTTTGTATTGATGGGTTTGTACCAAACTGTACGTCAGGTTTTCTAATGATTGTAATAAATGGTAATTTTACATTACCGTCAGAATCTGAAAATTCCCAATTGTTTGAAAATTCACCCCATCTTTGAATTGTTAATATTTTATCAATAACAGGTATTTGTACACCATCAGATACAACTTTAAATGTATTTTTTACATAATCCAACATACCCCTATCTAAATCATCATGTAAAATAGAGTCAGGTAGAAAAGAATCGGATTTTGTAATCATATCCAATAATTCCTCTCTTCTTTTTAATATACCTTCACCTTGGTAAGTATCCTTACCGCCGTAAACGTTGATCATGTTTTTTCTTTTAGGTATTCCCATATTAAACTCCTCTAAATTCACCTTCTTGTGTTGGAGCACAAACTATACTTCTATAATGTGGTTTGTACCCAAACATTTTATGTTTATTGTCCGATGTAATTCTACCGTCATTTGTAACGGTATAATATCTCAATTTTTCTTCTGAATCTGCATAACCAATATAATCACCATATCTAATGTCTACCCCCAATTCATTAAGGTGTGTAATGTAAACCGATAATATCATATTACCTGGCTCATTATATCTCAATAATCCTTTAGTATAAGTTGAATTTTTTGGTTCCTCAATTTTAACCAATGCATTAAACTCAACGGGAGGAAAAAACTTAATCTCATCCATACCCGCCTCGGCGTATACGTCGTCATTATCGGTCTTTTGTCTATCAACACGATATAAGACCAATTTCATATTTAAATCCCCGTGTAGATACTCCTGACCCATCTGAATGTTAATATCAAAGTCATCTTGAGAGAAGAATTTACCTAAACGAGTAATTGGTAGTTTATTGTTCATATCCTAATAAATAGTTTAATCTTCCATTCTATTTAGTTATATTATATATAATAGATGGAAAAGAAAATACCTGAGGTTGAAGCAAGGGAAATATTAAATGAATATGACGGATCTAATAATGTTTTATTAGAATACAAACGTAAATTTGTGGAAGTTAAAAACTTTAAATTAACTCGTCCACAGTCGGAATACGTCATCAAATATAAAGACACTGCCCCTAAAGTTGCTCGTAAACATATCAATATCGTTTCAACATTTGGTGAGAAATTAATGGAAGAAATGTTATTACCATTACCACCCGAAAAAGTATGGTGTGAAAAATTGTTATGTGAATCTGATAAGGCATTTCATATTTGGGGTAAAGTAATTGACAGTCAACAAAACCACGCGATGTGGTTACCTAAATCCGCAATCGTTCAAGAAGAGAAAAAGTTAAATCGCGTAATTGATTATAGTCCGTATGATAATCGTCCTCCTATGGAACATCAGAAGGTCGCCATTGAGAAATTATTAGCGAACAATAAGTTTATATTGGCCGATGACATGGGTCTTGGAAAAACGACGGCAGCCGTTATTGCGTCAATGGAAAGCGGAGCTAAAAAAGTTTTAATTGTTTGTCCTGCATCTCTTAAAATAAATTGGGATAGAGAGATTAAAAATTACACAGATAGAAAAGTATTAATAGTGGAAGGTCGTAAATGGGGTTCTACTTTTGACTACTACATTATCAATTATGATATATTAAAAAATTATCACACCACAGAAAAAAGTGAAGATAGTGACGATTATAAATTATTAGTAAATGAAAAGTTTGATTTGGCAATTGTGGATGAAGCACATTATGTTAGTAATAGTACCGCAAATAGAACTCGTTTATTAAATGATGTATTGGAAACCATACCACGAGTTTGGTTATTAACGGGAACGCCAATGACATCAAGACCAATAAATTATTTCAACTTATTAAAGATTGTTGACTCACCTTTAACATTAAATTGGCAATCATACGTTCGTCGTTATTGTAAAGGTTATCAATTCACGGTTGGAAATAGAAAAGTGTGGAACACAAGTGGCGCAAGTAATTTGGATGAGTTAAGAGAAAGAACAAAGTCATATGTTCTTCGTAGAATGAAA